ATAGAAATTTAGATTTTAAAAACACATTCCCAGACCTAGCTCAATACATATGAAACGATGCACCATACAAATACGTGATGAAGTAAACATCAAGATTGAAGGCCTGGACTTGGATGCTCGCAAGGCCTTGGTCAATGCTTTCAAATACGAAAACCCTGCCGCACGTTATTTGCCAGCAGTGAGACTGGGTCGCTGGGATGGTAAGGTGGCATACTTTCAATTGGGTGGATCAACTTATGTGAACCTGTTGCCTGAGATCATGCCCATATTGGAGCGGCTGGATTATGATGTTGAACTGGATGATCAACGGGACTACTCAAACACATTCAACTTTGAACAGGTCTCAGAAACAAGTTTTGCACATGTGACCTGGCCCAAAGGTCATCCCGCCGCAGGTGAGCCCATCATGTTGCGTGACTATCAAGTGGAGATTGTGAACAACTTCTTGGCCAACCCACAGTGCATACAGGAAGTGGCCACAGGCGCAGGCAAGACCATAATGACAGCGGCTTTGAGCAATGCTGTCACACCCTATGGACGCAGTATTGTTATTGTGCCCAACAAGAGCTTGGTCACACAGACTGAAGCAGACTATATCAACATGCAACAAGATGTTGGTGTGTACTTTGGTGACAGAAAAGAATACGGACGTCAACACACCATATGCACATGGCAAAGTCTAAACAACCTGTTGAAGAATACCAAGGCCGGCATAGGCGATTGTACCATAGGTGAGTTTTTGGAAGACGTGGTATGTGTTATTGTGGACGAAGTACACATGGCCAAGGCAGACGCACTAAAGACCTTGCTGACAGGTGTAATGTCGAGAGTGCCGATTCGCTGGGGATTGACTGGAACTGTGCCCAAAGAGAAGTTTGAAAGCCAAGCCTTGCTTGTGAGTCTTGGTCCGGTGATTGGCAAGCTCAGTGCCAGCGAACTGCAACAACAAGGTGTGCTGGCCAACTGTCATGTGAACATTGTGCAACTGATTGATCATGTGGAATACAAAGACTATCAAAGTGAGCTCAAATACTTGCTTGAGGAATCAGGACGCTTGGACACCATGGCTGACTTGATAAACCGAGTAAACGAAACAGGCAACACACTAGTGCTGGTGGACCGAACTGAATGTGGTAGACAACTGGTGGAACGCTTGGGCGATCGTGCAGTTTTTGTATCAGGTGCAACCAAAACAAAAAACAGGCAAGCAGAGTATGATGAAGTGGCTGACGCAACAGACAAAATCATTGTGGCCACATATGGTGTGGCCGCCGTGGGTATCAATATTCCCCGTATTTTTAATTTGGTTCTGGTTGAACCTGGAAAGAGCTTTGTCCGCGTTATACAAAGCATTGGGCGAGGCATTAGACGAGCAGAAGACAAAGATCATGTTCAGATCTGGGACTTGACCAGCACTTGTAAATTTGCCAAGCGTCACTTGACCAAGCGCAAACAGTTCTACAAAGAAGCCAACTATCCCTTTACACAAGAAAAGCTGGACTGGATGAAAATAGGTTGACTTCTGTCACACAACAGTGTATTATAACAACATGCGAATATTAACCCTAGACAACATCCACTACGACTTAGATCATTTGCCTGAAGAAGTAGATGACATGCGGTTTGCTATATTAGACAACTCAAACCCCCAAGAGCCCGACTATCATTTTATTCCACTGATCTTTTTAGAAAGTTTTAATGCGCCTGCACTTGTGCTACGAATAGGAACCAACACCATAAAAATGCCCATGGACTGGCAAATACTCATTGGCGAACCTGAAGTAGGTGATCTAGAAGTGTTACCGTTGACATCAATCAACGATCGTGGCTTTAAAGTATTTCAGTTCAATCCACTCACAAGTTTCCGTCCAAGTTTCCCAGACATTGAAATACTAGATGTGTATCACGAAGTGTCGTGGTATGCACCCAAACTAAAGAATGGCCAGTTGCTTTCTGTGCCATTGAACGATGACCCAGATCCAGACTGTGTGTACTTTGTGAAAGACATCAGTCGCAACTGTGAGATAGTAGACTACAACAAGGCTTGGTAACATGGCATACACCGAACCACAAATATTTGAAATGATCAATCGCTTGGCCAAGATTTACTTGGAAAGTTATCCAGAAGATCAGGAAGGTCTTGAACGATTCCTGCGCTGGGCACATGCACAATATGGCTACAAGTATGGGAACCCTTAAACCCGGCGCCACCTACATCTACGAGCGTGTGGACAATAAAGTGTATGCCCGCGAAGCAGGTGCTGATTCCAGCACTAGACAAGCGGTTGGTTGGGATTATGATCCGGTAAATGGGCATCATGTTGATTACGACAAGCGCACTAGTGATGGCAGGCCCTTGTTTGATCACCTCCAGGAAGATAAAATGTGGGGTGACATCCGGCGACTGGCCCGGACCAATCCCACTTTACAAGATGCTGTGGAACGTGTTATAATGATATACAAACTAATCAAGGTAAATGAATAAAGTTTTTTGTAAAGCTCCTTGGACCAGTGTGTGTTACATGCCTGGTAACAAATTTACTCCATGTTGCCAATGGGCTGGACCACATTTCAACAGCCGCGAGGAAATGACCATGCAAGTGGGTGGTGCTTTCTTACGCAACGAAGTACCTGATGCGTGTCATGGTTCTTGCAAGCCAAATCAATCTGGCTGGCGAGATCAATTTGACAAGTTTAACACAGATTTTGACTCTCATCAAACAAAATTTTTGGATTTTCGCAACAACAATTTGTGTAATCTAAAATGTCGCAGTTGTGGTCCAGGGTTCAGTACCAGTTGGTCCAGCGAAGCCTCAGTAAAAAATATTGTTTTGCATCAGCCAATAGATGTTGCAAACTTGGATCTCAGCGGTTGTAAAAAAGTCTATTTTGCTGGCGGTGAACCTTTGCTGAATCCTCAACATTACGAAGTACTAGAAAAACTCATTGCAGATGGTGCAGATCCTGTGTTGATGTATAGTACCAATATGACAGTGCTGGGTGCCAAATCAAAACATGTAGCAGACCTTTGGCCGGCATTCACCAATATACAAGTGCATGCCAGTATTGATGCGGTAGGTAAACATGCAAGTACAGTGCGTAGTGGCAGTGATTGGGCCACTGTGGAAAACAATTTAAATTGGATGTTGACTCAATCGAATGTTCGAATCAATCTTGCCACAGTAATCAGCGCCATCAACATCTGGTGGTTGCCAGAACTTTTGGAATATTTTGATTGGTTGGCCATTGATCAATTTCAACCAGTGCTGGCCAACATTGGCAGTGACATAGGTATTTCTGTAATACCTACAAAATATCGTGCTATATTAATCGACCAGTTAGAAAAATCAAAATTTTGTGATCAAATCAACATGCAACATGCTGTGACAGCACTGCGAAATCAAGATCACAGTGATCGATGGTATAAATTTTTAACCCAACAGTTGATCCAAGACAACTATAGATCAGAAATGTGGTTTTCAAACTTGCCTATCAAGCACGACATATATAGACAAGCATTACATATTGGATAATATATGGATCACAAACTAAACATTGCCAATGAAATGCGACAACTGGATCGCAAGAACAGAAACTTTTACAGCGAACTCACAGACGAGGAACGCAAGAAGTTTTCAAACTATCTCATGATTCGTTGGGCGTCATGTGTGGAAGGCTCAAGAGAACTGCAAGAGTTTTATTTGGTTGCCACCAACGAACGACTGAACAAACACTTCTTCAACATCAGCCGGCATCCTGAACTGCAATGGTTGTGTGCTACTACTGTGAGTCCAGACATGGGTACACCCAGACACAACTGGATCTCGCCCAAGAAGAAAGAAACTGGTGCTGGAGCAAGTGGTATTAGAAAACAACTGGCAGAGTTATTTCCCATGTACAAAGAAGATGAGATAGCCATGCTGGCCTCAATGACCACAAAGAAAGAACTTGATCAATACATTAGAGACCATGGCCGAGACACTAAGTGAACTAACCTGCGGCTACTGCAAAAAAACATTTCGACGTGCAGAAAGTCTTGTGGTGCACCTGTGTGAACCCAAGCGCCGCAGATCAGAACGATCAGAACGTGGTGTAGAACTGGGCTTTCAATCTTACTTGCGATTCTATGAGATTGCACAAGGATCGGCCAGGCTCAAAACATTTGATGACTTTGCAGACTCACCTTACTATAGAGCATTTGTCAAGTTTGGCAGATACTGTGTGAGCACAAAGGCAATTAATCCTAGACAGTTCACAGAGTGGTTGCTGAAACACAACAAAAAGATTGACAACTGGGGCAGTGATAAAATATACACTGAGTACTTGCTGGACTATTTGAAAGTGGAAGCAGTGGCAGACGCACTTGCACGAGCAGTGGAGTTTGGCATAGACTGGAGTGAGACTCACTCGGCACCGCCACATGATTGTTTGCGTTATGGCAGCAGTCATGCCATGTGCCATGCTGTCACAACCGGACGCATCAGCCCTTGGGTGATATACAACTCAGAATCAGGACAGAAGTTCCTGGGCGAACTCACAGCCGACCAAGTGTCAATGATATGGCCTTATATAGATAGTGACGTATGGCAGAAAAAGTTTTCAGACTACACCGCCGATGCGGAGTACGCTAAAGAAATATTGAAACAAGCAGGATGGTAACATGATAGGACACATTGGTCAAACTGGAAAATACATTGCAGTCACCGGCGGTGCCGGTACTAACTACATCAACAACAGTAATTATATGGGTGTTGGACAGATACAATACAACACCAGTAATCAACGACTGGAACTGTACAACGGCACCAGTTGGCAACCACTTAATCTAGGTCAATATTACGTTGGGTTGAATCCAGATGCTGAACAAATCTTAGACTGGGCACGTGAAAAAATGCAGGAA